GAGTCACACTCTGGACAAACTTTTTCTGGCGCATCACCAGCCGTTGTTTCGCCAGCGCCATCAAGATCAACGGAATCATCCAGTGATCCATGCGTCAGGACAGACGTTCCAAAGTCCATGACAATGCAGTCAGTCTTTACAACGCCGGGGAATTCTTCTTGATCAACCGTGCGCAGACCGCGCCCGATCATCTGAACCATCGTGGACTTATATGAGCATGGCCGTGTCAGCACCACACAGGATACAGGCGGCGCATCAAATCCTTCGGTCAAGACAGCGACATTTACCACCACCTGCGTCTCACCGTGCGCGAGATCGTGTAGAATCTCCTCACGTTCATCAGATGGTGTATTGCCTGTAACCACATGAGCGATAACGCCCTGCTCAACAAATTCCTCACACACATCTTCTGCGTGACGAATGGTTGAGCAGAACACGATTGTCTTACGATCACCGGCCTTGTCTAACCATTCTTCAACCACGCGCTTGTTGATAGCGCGACGGTTCATGATCTTTTCGACATCTGCCATATCAAAGTCAGATGCAGTCTTGCGCACATCACGCAATTCATCTTGCACCCCAACATCCACGACGAATGTTTTGGGCGGCACAAGAAAGCCTTCACGGATCAATGTGGCGATTTCAATCTGGTGACTACAGTTCGTGAATACGTCCCGCAGACCCTTCTTGTCACCACGATTGGGGGTGGCGGTAAAGCCAACGACTTGCACCCCCTCGTTGGCCTTCTTAGCGGCATTAATGATACGTTGATATGTGTCGGCTACAGTGTGGTGCGCTTCATCCACGACAATAAGATCAACCTTTGGCATTTGCTCAAGGTTGTTGTGGCGTGAAAGAGTTTGAACCATCGCAAATACTGCGTCACCGCCCCAATCTTTTTGTGAAGCGTTGACGTAACTTGCGGACAGTTCAGGGTTCACACGTTGAAATTTCGTGGAGTTTTGTGAAACCAACTCGTCACGATGCTGCAAGATCAAAACATCTTTGGACACACCCCGGCGCTTGCCCACCAGAGCGGAAAGCATGATTGTCTTTCCGGCCCCGGTGGGAGCGACTACGAGTGTGTTGCCATGTTTGTCCAGAGCATCAGCGGCATCATTGATTGCTACCTCCTGATACGGACGGAGCAACATGTTAGCCTACCCGAAACCTATAGGCTGGCTTCTCGTAAGCACGAACAATCTTGATCCCGCTCTTCTTGATTAAAGCGATTTCCTGATAGATCGTGCCTTTAGACTTGCCTGTCTTTTTCACGATCTCAGAGACTGTGGCCCCCCTCTTACGAGAAATCATAAGAAAGGTTGAACGACAGAATTTTGGAATCTGAGTATCGTTAGGCAGCTTTACGATGGTGGGGGGATTTACGGCCTCGGCTCCCCCCTTGCCGAGTTTGACGACCTCACGAGGGCTGCCGCCAAGAAATGACCTAATAAAGTTTAACGCGCCCATGTCGGTGTTACCCCCGCTGCATTTGCAGTGGCCGGTGCGCTAGGCGCTGCCGCTGCTTGTGGTGTAGGGGTAGCCGCTGGAGCGACTGCCGTAGCGTCACCTGCAATAAACTCTTTGGAGTCAGGGGTCAACACGGTCTTGATCTTGTTCTTGTCCGCGTAACCATTGGTACCCTTCTCAATGCCTACCTTCAGGCAAATCTGCATACCATTCAGCATGTGAACGCCATTGACGCTACCGCGCTTCTGTGCGGCCTCTGGAGAGTCATCCTTCATGCTAATGCTGAAGTGACTATCAACCATCTTCTTGATGGTCTCCAAGCCAATGCGCTTGGCTACAGAGAAGCCATTCTCGTCCAACTTGGCACCATCGACAAAGATATTCTGCCAAATCTTGCGCTTATCGTATGCGCCACCAACGATAGTCATTTCAATAGGCATCCACTTTGCGCCGCTCTGCGACGACTTAAAGTAAGTGCCGCCCCCAAACTCAGGCAGTTCCATATCACCGCCTTCAAGCTTAATGAACGCACGAACCACGACGCCATCAGGAATCAGTTCAAAATCCTTCGGACCGCTGTCCGAGTACGAAACGTTATTTAAATCAAGCATTGGTCAGCCTTCTCCTTGTGCAATATTGACCGTTGTTGGATCGACAAACTGCATACTCTCCGGGCGTGGCCCAGACATCTTCTCAAACAGTTTGCCAAGGTGGGGTTCTTCAATAGCATCAAGCCTACCGCTACGATCCTTTGCTGGATAGCCCCATTGATTGAGTGTGTGACAGACAAATGCGCGGAACATGTTCCCTTCGTCTGACACAAGTGTCGTCATGGTGATGACTTCATCAACAATGCCGGGAAGCTCACGGCCTGTCTTTGAGCCTTCAATTTGCAGATCATACGTCTGCCTACCATAGTCATCAGTCTTCTCGTCAAGAATGCCAACAAAGATGACATTCTTATCGCGAATGTGCTGAAGGTGAGTCAGCCAAGCCATCATCTCACGACCTTGTGCGCCGTACACTGCGCGAGTGTCCAGCTTTCCAGTGCGATCTGACCGTGCCTCTGGCTGGTTCTGATTGTGCGTGAAGCACAGCCGCCCTGCTACGGTGATACTATCAATGAAGATAGTATCGTACTTTTGCAGCACGGCTTCTGGGTCACCATACATCTGACACACATACTCATAGTGAGCCATGCTGTACGGAGACTCGTCGCTTAACGCGGGGTTCCCGCCACCGAGGAAGCATGCAAAGTCACGGCACTCTTGCCAAGTGCGCGGCCTAATGACATCGACTTCACAGCCCTCAATGGCGGCATCACCGGCTTCCAAGTCCATGAACAAAGTCTTCTCCATGTCCAAGGTACGCACCAGTGATGTTTTCCCCACACCTGACTTGCCAGCGACCACAATCTTGTGACCACGTTTTTCGGCAAGCCTTTCTGCGGCGGAAATAATTTGAAGCATCAGTTTATCCCTTCTCTTGGATATCAACGGATACACCTTGCGGCAGAACAGTGCGCGCTTCAGAAAGAAGTGCCTTGATCTCCGGTGGTGCATTTTGGAATTTGGCTTCGGCAATCGAATACTTGATTGTAGCGTAATGCCGAGCCTCGTCAGGATCCATCCGGTCAAGAATGTTGGCCAGAGCCTCCTGATCCCAATCGACACGCTTACGAAAATCTAAGGTGATCTTGTGTTCACCAGACGTAACCGTGGTCGAGCCAAAGTCTTTACCCTGCTGGGCAAGATTTTGCATCGCCGGTTCCGTAAACATATCTTCAAGGGTGTTTTTCACAATCTTCAGTTGAGCCTGAAGGCTTGCGATTTGTGCTTTCAGATCGTCGTGATGCGCTTTAATCGCTGACAGATCGTTCCACATAGGCATGTCTGCGGCGTTCATAGAACCCTCCTGTTGTGATGGTCGTCAAACCTCCATCAACATAGGGTTGCAATCATCGCCTGTCAACAGCCTTTTTAGAAAGATACAAATCTATTTTATAAACTGCCTTCATCAATTTCTTTTTTAGTTTAAAATCAGCGGTTTCAAATCCTTTGGCATCTTCAACTACTTCTTTTGCTGTGCCGTCGTCGTCAACCATTTTATATCTAAAGTCTGCTATGTATCGACAAATCTTCTCACCGTTAACGACGATCTCATATTTCACTTGTCTCTCTAAGTCTCTTACAAGCCCACCACGTTCCATGGCCTGTAGCTCTCCCCATCTCTGCGCCTCCCATTTGGAGTCGAAAGTAATGCCATCGACAGTGGTTTTCTTAGCGCCATACTTGTTCTTGCGTCTGGGGTAATACATGGTAATATGTGGGCTGTTTTGGTTATCTTTGGGAGATTGTGATGAAACAGGCAAAACAAGTCAAGTCTGTTGGCGTTGACATAGACACATACAACAAGCTGCGCACCATGTCGAAAGAGGAACACAGAACCATTGGCCTACAGATTGCCAAGTTGGTGAAAGAGGCATACGATAAAGATTATGGCAGCAATGTGACGACCATGGGAATAGGATCGACCGCAGGAGGGTAGAATGCCCTACGAATGGATGCTTATTCTTATCACAGCGGTAGCGCCCACAGAATATAATGTGGCTGCGCTATCGCCTTTCGAGAGTTTGGACGAGTGCTACCGGCAGTCAGTGTACATAGATGCTGACATTGAACGCGCCGACAATCAGGAAATGATGTGTATTAAGCTTGATCCTGTAAGGCTCTCATACGGGCCACAAGACGCTTCGCACGATTGGTGACCTGATCGTACCAGCGGCTGTCTACCATCTCGTCAGCAGCCCTGTTCCAATCCCTAGCATCTACACCAGCCTTCATGCCCTTGAACTTTGACAGGCGAGGGCGGCCCATGTTGAACATCATATTTGCAATGATCAACTGCGCCTCTTCTGGCAGATCGTCAAAGTCTGGGTACAGCACATGACATTCGTCTAGCGTAGACGCAATATCCAAAGCGAACACTTGTCGTACTCGCTCATTGTCTACTGGTGTGCCTACGGGTTGACCGTGTTCTGGATCACCCTCCACCACGAGATGGCCAATCCCAAAAGTAGGTAGGCCGAGGTGATCTAGATAGATTTCAAACTTGCAGCCCTCATCCTCTGCAAGCTCTTCACGAAGCTTATCTTTGTTCATTAGAGTAATCCTGCTGTTGCGCCACGAATACCAAGCGCCCTTGCTACTTCAGGGTTGTTAGATGCCATCTCACGCAGA